ATGGATACTGGGCTGGCGAGGCGTTCTAAGGGTTTACCCTTGCCGAATTATCCAAGTCGGAAAAAGGGGGTCGGGAATTTTAGAGGTCGTGAGATTGTGTGGCCGCGCAACACTTCATGCGACAACAGACACACGCATCGTCATGTGCATCCTAAAATCTTGGATAATTGGATAATTGGATAATTACACACACAAGCCCTTGATTTCATTGGCTTTTCTAATTATCCAACCTAAAAAGTGCCTTGGATAGTTGGATAGTTGCAATCAGATGTGTGTATACACACAAGTATTGCGTTTGGAAACCACTTCGCCATGGCCGCCTGTCGTGCCAGACTTGAATGGATTGGCGTTGACGCCGTACACTTTGAATGTCTCACACATTAGGTGCATGGGATTCTTTAGTGGATTGCGACCGATTACACCCGAACGCTTGGGCGTGTAAAGAGCTACGCCTTTTGGTGCTACACCCTTTGGCACGACTTCGCCCTTGGGTGTTGGGCGTGTGATGTGTAAAGCCGGAAACGACCCTGCGTGAACTAGATGAACTTTCATGTTACCTCCAAGTGATAATCCAAAGCCCCCACATTGGCGGGCTTCAGGCTACGACCTGACTTAGGCGGCTGGCGTATTGATGCGTGCCTTGCTTGCAATAGCATCATGGTATGTAGCACTTGCGTGTACAAGGAAATCAATCATCTCACGGTTGCGAAGTGTGATTTCTGCGTCTTTGGACATTGACTCGACACGCTTCATGAACTTGTCGAATGACTCAGACACATCAAAAACCGAGACAATCTTTTCTTCGGGTTTGGCTTCTTCCCAAGGCAAAGCCAATAATGTATCTTCACGGTCTTCAGTCCATTCACCCTTGCGAGTTGGGTCGAATGAGAATTTATCCTTACCTTTGGCAATGAACATTGGTGCGTTTTTCTCGAACCATGCACGCAATGATGCTTTACGCAAACCTTTGCCGAGTGCATCGACAAGTTGGTCAGCGAGAGTTACATCACCATGCTTGACAGCGTGTTCTACGCAACCCACAGCAGTGGCTTGAATGTCTTTTGTCAGTTTGGCTGACGCACGACCGATAGAACCGATATTCTTGAGAACTTGTGCTTTTTCCATGATAAATATCCTTTGATGTTAAGTGGTTGAGCTTTGATGTGGACTCGAAATGAACCCACATTCAAGCCCCTTGGGAGGGCTTTAGGGTACTAGCGCCCCCTATTGTTGGCGCTCGGTGGTTGGTTGGTAGGTCACCTTAAGAAACCTCGATATACACCTTGGTACTGAAACCTTTGGCGTAGGGAATACCCCTACATTTACTCCGCCTGTGGCGGTTATGGCGTGACACCCAGCCCAGCATTACCTGTTGGCGTGTGACTATCCATGCACCTTCAGCTACACCCCTCGACCTTACGGCTTGCGAGATTACACCTACCCAGTGCCTTGCTGTTTTGCGTCAAGCGCTTGGATGCAAGTCCTTCCAAAGTAGGCATCCTTGATAATCGATGTCCTCTACAATCTAGGCAGGCTTGATAACCGGCCACCCCCCACAGGCCCCCCAAAGGGCCACCCCGCCCCCCGCCTGCTTATGAGGCCCGTACATCGCATGACCAAAAATTCAAGTTGTATGTATACACACCTGTTGCTAAAAAACCACAAAAAATAATCAAAAATCCCGGTATAATGTGTGTATACACACCTCAAAGGACCAAAAATGAAGCGTTGGAACCTGTTTTTGCCCACAGAACTGATCGAAAAGTACAAAAAAATGGCCTTCCAAAAAGGCGTTTCGTCGGCTGAAATGGCCCGAATTGCCATGGAAAAGTACGCTCAGGCTGTGGAAAAATCGCAAGTACGGGGTAGCGAGGCTCAAAAACCGGTTGCGGAGACCGAAAATGTTGTCTGAAGGCACCATGGACGACCTGCCGTTGGAGTACAAGGCCAAAAACACCTCGTTTCCGCAGATCAGTGATGAAATGGTGGCCTCGGTAGCCTTGGGGTTGGAAGACGAGCTCATCGTGGCCAGTCGCCACGGCTTGTCAATTGAGCAGTACCAAGAGTTGGCCGTGCAGCCATGGTTTCAGTTGCAAGTTCAGCTCAAGCGGGCGGAGTACGAAAAAAACGGCGTCACGTTCAAGGCCAAGGCCGCATGGATGGCCGGGGAGTTGCTCGATCAGGTGTACGTCACTGCTGCCTCCGTAGATGCCAGCTTGAACCAGAAGCACGAAATCCTAAAAACGCTCATCAAGGCCGCAGGTCTGGAGCCTAAGGAGGAAAAGATTAAGGACACTGGGCCCGGGTTTACCATTAGTATTGATTTGGGTGGTGGGCACAGCGTATCTTTGTCAAACCAGCAGACCATCACGCCAGTTACACTGGTAGATGTAAGCACAGTAGACGCCGAGGTCAAGGAGATTAAGTGAGCAGTACCTACAAGCCGACAGAAACGCAGCGCAACTTTATGTTGAACGAAGCCTACGTGCGCGTATTAGCTGGCCCGGTGGGGGGTGGCAAGTCGGTGACGTGTGTACATGAACTTGTGCGTATGGCCTGTGGCCAAGAGCCGAATGTCAAGGGTGTACGCCGGACACGGGCCATCATCGTGCGTAACACGGCGGATCAGCTGGCGCTGACGACTCGTAAAACTGTGTTTGACTGGTTGCCCCCGGGTGAGGCTGGTATTTGGAAGGCCGTGGAGAAGACGTTTATTTTGATGGCCAGACTGCCGGACGGAACTCAGGTCGAGTCCGAATGGATTTTTATCCCGTTGGACACGCCGGACGACGTGCGTAAGGCGCTGTCGCTGGAGACCACGTTCCTGTGGGGTAACGAGAGCCGGGAGCTCAACAGCGAGGTTGTGGACGGACTGCTGTCACGTCTGAACCGATATCCGTCAGCTAAGGACGGTGGGCCCACCCGGTCGTGTGCGCTGTTTGACACCAACATGCCCGATGAAGATACGTGGTGGCACGATAAGATGGAAAACCCGCCGAGCAACTGGGCCATACATAAACAGCCAGCGGCCATTCTCAAGCCAGAGGTGTACTTTGAAAAATACGGCGAAGAGCCGGAAGAGGTCTTGCTGGACAAAGATGAAAATGAGTGGGCGGTCAACCCGGAGTGTGATAACTACGACCACTTGCCCAAGCAGTATTACCCCAATATCATCCCGGGTAAGACCGAGGACTGGTTGCGGGTTTACTTGCGCTCAGAGTATGGCCGCTCCTTGTCGGGCACGCCCGTATATGAGAAGACGTTCACGCACGAATTTCACGTCTCTAAGGACAAGATTAAGCCGATACGCAGCGAAGAATACCCAGTCGTTATCGGTCTGGATTTCGGGCGCACACCGGCAGCGGTATTTAAGCAGCGCGATCCCCGGGGGCGCGTAGTTACTCTGGCCGAGTTGACGTCGGAGAATATGGGTATCGAGACGTTCTTGCGAACAAAGCTGAATCCGTTTATTGCCAACAATTTGCAGGGTTGCGCGTTTGTTGTAGCGCCCGATCCAGCAGGGTACGCCAAACAGCAGCAGGGCGAAATGTCTTTGGTGGATGTTGTAAAGCAAGCCGGTTTTAAATGCCAGCGACCGCCGACCAACGACCCGGAAAAACGGGTTCAAGGGGTTGAACGCTTGCTTGTTCAGCAGGTGGAAGGCAAAGCGATGTACCTTATTGACCCGGGATGCACAATGCTCATCAAGGGGTTTCGATATGGATACCGGTACAAAATTAAGAAGTCTGGGGAAATGGAAGACAAACCTGACAAGAACAGTTTTTCGCACGTGCATGATGCTAACCAGTACGCCGACGCCATAATTGACATGAACATCCGTGGTTTTGGCTTGGCGCAAGGGCGGCGGGAGATTAAGAAGTCCAGTTACGCCTATACTTGACCGCCACCCCTGCGGGGGTACAATCAAATTTAATTTCCTCTTGGAGCCACAATGGCAACAGGCATCGCGCTTATACCCGTCGCTCGCAGTTCTGATCTGGAACGAGAGTCCCAGAAACGCAACACCGAGATGCAGGCCACTCCTGTTATTCAGGGTTTGGCTGCTCACGCTCGCAAACGCTGGGAATCTGCCCGTGAGGCGAAGCGGACGATTGAGGAGAGAATGCTACAGTGCCTGCGCCAGCGCAATGGCGAGTACGACCCCGACAAGCTCGCTGAGATTAAGCGCCAAGGCGGCTCAGAAATTTACATCCAGCTTACATCCGTGAAATGCCGCGCTGCCACAAGCTGGCTGCGGGATACCCTGCTGGGAGTAGGCTCAGACAGGCCGTGGAGCCTTGAGGCTACGCCAGAACCCACCCTCCCACCCGAGTTGATGCAAGAACTTATGGCGAGCATGCAGCAGCAGTTGCAGGCCATCATGGAGCAGGGCGAAGTTCCGCCAGACGCTGTACAGCTACGCGAAGCCGCCATGCAGATGAAAGACGCAATGATGCGCAAGCTGCGGGAAGAAGCCAACGAGCGCGTTGACCGTATGGAACTGAAGATGGAAGACCAGCTTATCGAAGGTGGTTGGACAGACGCGCTAAATGCGTTCTTGGATGACGTAGTGACGTTCCCGTACGCTGTGATGAAGGGCCCAGTCAAGCGCAAGCGCAAGACCTTGGCTTGGCAAAATGGTGAGTTGGTTCCAGCAGAAGAGATTCGCAACGAGTGGGAGCGTGTTGACCCGTTCATGCTCTACTGGGCACCATGGTGTTCCGACATCCAAGACGGCTTCATCGTTGAGCGTCACCGCATGACACGCGAAGACCTGCAAGCCCTGATGGGTGTGCCGGGTTACAACGACGACGCCATTCGCGCCGTGCTCAATAGCTTTGACTCGGGCAACCTGAACGAGTGGCTCTGGACAGACAGCGCTCAAGCTACAGCCGAAGGCAAGGACACCACACAGACCATCTTTACGACAGACCTGATCGACGCCTTGCAGATGTGGGACAGCGTCAAGGGCAGCGATTTGCTCACTTGGGGCCTGTCGAAGAAAGAGATTCCAGACCCAGACCTCAACTACCCATGCGAAGTGTGGTTAGTGGGCTCTACCGTCATTCGCGCCGTGCTGAACTATGACCCGTTGGGCCGTAAGCCGTACTACGTGACTTCCTACGAGAAAGTCCCCGGCGCTGTCGCCGGTAAGGGCGTGGCCGACCTGTGCCGCGACTCCCAGAACATGGTGAACGCCGCTGCTCGCAGTTTGGCAAACAACATGGGTATTAGCTCTGGCCCACAGGTTGGTGTCAATGTGTCACGCCTGCCACCGGGCGAAGACATCACCGAGATGTACCCATGGAAAATTTGGCAGTTCCAGAGTTCGGAGTTCAACGACGGCTCGCAGCCTCTGACATTCTTCCAGCCTAGCAGCAACGCCAGCGAACTCATGGCCGTGTTCGAGAAATTCTCCGCACGCGCTGACGAAGACACGATGATTCCACGGTACATGACTGGCGAGAGTTCTCCGGGCGCTGGCCGTACGTCGTCTGGCTTGTCCATGCTGATTTCTAATGCCGGAAAAGGTATAAAACAGGTTATCAGCAATATCGACCGCGCTGTTATAGTGCCGTCTATCGAGCGCTTGTACCAAGACAATCTGCGCTACAGCAAAGACCCAGACCTCATCGGAGACGTTAAAGCCGTTGCCAAGGGAGCTACCAGCTTGGTGGTCAAGGAAGCTGAAGCAGTGCGCCGTAACGAGTTCCTACAGATCGTTCTCAATAGCCCAGTGGCCCAGCAGATCGTCGGCATGGATGGAGCGGCAGAATTGCTGCGCGAACAGGCTCGTAACCTAAGTGGTAACGTGAACCGCATCGTTCCTGACCGCCCGACTCTGACGGCTATGCAGAACCTGCAACAGCAGAACGCCCAGCTTCAGGAGCAGATAAATGTCATGATGGGCGAACTACAAGGGGCTGCACAAGGCGGCGCTCCCGGCATGACACAAGGCCCAGCGCCGAAGAATATGTTGCCTGATGGCAGTCAAGTGGGTGGCCGTGAAGGCAATATGGTTTCTGCAAGGCCAAACGGTATTTGACATTTTTCCGAATTGTTGTATAGAATCCACACATGAAGATTTTCGTAGGCCAAAAGCCTGACCGGCAGCACATGCAAGCGTTAATTCGCTGCAAGCTGCAAGAAAACGAGCAGTTGCTCATGTTGTTCAAGATGAAACTAGAGGAAACTAAAAATTCCTTAATGGTTGCAGAAGAACCACATCGAATACACCGGCTCCAAGGTCAGGCCCAAGTCTTATCAGATTTCCTCGAAGCGGTTGAAAAATCGGTAGAGGTTTTCGAGCGGATCAAATGATCCGCATTTTTGTAAATCCAAGCAAACCATTATGTGGACGGCAGACCGAAGTAGGAGCCCTAAGCAGAGTTGGAGCCCAAGGAGAATTGAATGGCATTGCCAAGACAAGTAGAAGCTCAGTTACGTGAACTGGAAGCACTGGAAAAGCAGTTAGCCGACGAACAGAATCCTGCACCCGCAGTACCTGAGCAGAAGCCGACAGAGCCTCCCCAAGACCCACAGCCCGCGCCCACAGAGCCAAAGCCTGTTGAGCCAACGCCGACACCGACTGAACCAGTCGTGGCGGATGAGAAATGGGAGCATAAGTACAAAACCCTTAAGGGTATGTACGACGCCGAAGTTCCTCGTTTGCATGCCGATATTCGTGACCTCAAGGCCCAAATGGATAACCTCCGTAAAGCCGCAGAGACCAAGCCTGTTGAGCAAGCAAAGCCCAAAACTGCTGAGAAGTTGGTGACTGATGCTGATGTTGAAGCATTTGGTTCGGACTTAATCGAAGTCCAGCGCAAAGTTGCCCGCGAAGTGGCAGCAGAGTTTCGTGGTGAGCTAGATGCCATGCGTGCCGAGAATGAGAAACTGCGAGAGCAGTTGACCAGCACTGGTACCCAAGTATCTGAAGCAAGTTTTGAGCAGCGCCTGTACCGTATGGTGCCGGACTTTGAAGCAGTTAATGTCGACCCTAAGTGGATCGCTTGGCTGAACGAAGTTGACCCGTTGCTCCGAGCCCCCCGAGCTTCTGTTGCACAGCAAGCGTTCAACCGAGGCGACGCTGAAGGAGTAGCACACTACGTTTCCCTGTTTAGACAGGGTAGTAAATCCGTAGAGCCCACTGCCGACAAAACCAATGAGCTTGAACTTCAAATTCAGCCGAATAGGAGCGCTACGAGCACCCCGCCTAACTCACAAAAAGGCAAGGTCTACACCAACGCAGACATTGAAAAAATGTTCCGCAAGGCTACTGATCTGGGTATCCGAGGGCAAACCGACGCGGCAAAGAAACTTGAAGCTGAAATTGACGCAGCGTTCATGGAAGGTCGCGTAACTGCGTGATCCATGGGCAAAGTATCTACCCCAACCTGTTTAATTTTTAGGAGGCCAAAATGGCTGCTATTTATCCCGTCCAATCGCCGTTCAATACGAACCCTTCGTATTCCGGCGCGTTTATCCCCACCCTGTGGTCTGGCAAGCTGCTTGCCAAGTTCTACCAGAACACCATGCTGTCGGAAATCGCTAACACCGATTACGAAGGCGAGTTGAAGAATCAAGGCGATACCATCCGTATCCGTCTGGCTCCTTCAATCAGCATCTCCGACTACACCGTTGGTCAGAACTTGTCGTACGAAGTTCCAACGCCTATCTTCCAAGATATGCAAGTGAACAAGGGCAAGTACTTCGGCGTGCAAGTCAATGACGTTCTGGCTTATCAGTCGGACATGAACTTGATGAACATGTTCACCGAAGACGCCGCCAAGCAGCTGAAGATTCAGATTGAGAACGAAGTGTTCTTCAATTGCATGATTACTGAAGGCCCTGTTGCTGCCAACGAAGGTGCTACCGCTGGTGCTATTTCTGCTTCCTACAACTTGGGCACCGACGTTACGCCGATTGACCAAGCTACGCCTGAAAACGTGCTGAAGGGTATCCTGCGCATGGCCTCAGCGCTGGACGAGCAGAACGTGCCTGAAGATGGCCGTTGGTTGATTATCAGCCCGTTCGACCGTCAACTGCTGATGCAATCCAACATCGCTCAAGCCTACTTCACTGGCGACCCACAGTCGACCATCCGTAGCGGCAAGATCGGTATGCTGGATCGCTTCACTGTGTACGTGTCTAACCTGCTGCCAAAGGGCGAAGCTGGCAAAGCACTGGTCGCTGGTCTGTCCGCCACTTCTTCTGGCGGCGCTGTGACCAACGCTAAGGCCCGTCGTACCATGGTCGCTGGCACTAAGGCAGCAATGTCCTTCGCCTTGACCGTGAACAAGACTGAGCCACTGCGCAATCAGACTGACTTCGGCGATATCGTCCGTGGTCTGGCTGTGTACGGTCGCAAGACTGTCAAGCCTGAAGCTCTGGTTCTGGCTCAGGTCGGTTCGGCTAGCTAATTAACCGGGGGCTTCGGCCCCCGTTTTACTTCTTAATTTTTGGAGATCGATATGTCTACTCAATTTTCTCGTAGTATTGGCGGTTACGCCACAGCTACTGCTGGTACAACGCAAACTCAGGCCGGTGCTACTGCACTGACTGGTGCCGTTAACTTCGTAACTACAGGTACGGCTGCTGATGGCGTTAAGTTGCCCGCTGAGCGCCCTGTTGGTGACGTCGTTTACATTGTCAACAGCTCGGCTAACTCCTTGAACGTGTATCCTGCCACTGGCGGCAAGATCAACAATGGTTCTGCCAATGCTGCTAAGGCTTTGGTTGCTAACATGTCTGGTGCTTACATCAGCTTGGGTGACGAAAACTGGGGCGCTGTTCTCAGCGCCTAATCGGTGGCACAATAAAGGGGCTCTTCGGAGCCCCTTTTACATTTTGGAGTATTAAATGAACGTAATCGACTTGCTGGCTCGCCTCAAAGGTGAAATTCTTGCAAACAAAGCACGCGCCGTAATCGACGGCAAGATCGTCGTCTTGGCTCGTCTAAACGGCGAAGACTGGGAATACACAGAAGCAGGGCAGGAGTTGGCTAACACGCACTCTAACCAAGTTGTGGCCGAAGCTGACGCGGTCAGTACCCGTACTCGCAAAACAAAGGAAGTCGTGGCTCAGCCTGTTGCGGTAGAATCAAGCGAAGTAGCGCCTGAACAGTGAGGTAAACCATGGCCGTCGTAAAAGTCGTTGACCTGATTGAGCGGGCGAAAATAATTCTCCAAGACGAGGATTCTGTACGATGGTCATTGTCGGAACTACAGTACTGGTTAAACGATGGGTACCGCGAGACTCTGATTTTTCGGCCTGACTCGAACACCATCACTGCTGAGTTCGCTTGCGTGGCTGGCCCACGCCAAGTGTTGACGACTGTGTTTCCCAACGCAACACGGCTTGTGTCTGTTTTACGCAACACTGCGGCTACATCGAACAAGTACGCTGTGAGGCTTGTAGATCGTAGGGGGCTTGATGACCAACGCAAAGGCTGGTATGCAGAGACTCCCACGGTAAGCGTCGAAGAGTACATGTTTGATGCGAGACAGCCGAAAGAGTTTATGGTGTACCCACCGGCTACATCCGCTGCACGCCTTGAGGTGGCTTACGCTCAGGTTCCTACAGCCCACACCCTGACTGATGCGCAGCTGGACAACCCAGCCACGGCAGAGGTGATACGCATCGACGACACCTTTGCGAATTCTTTGCTGGACTACATGCTGTATAGGGCCTACACCAAAGACGCAGAGCAGCAGGGTAACGCCGCTCGTGCAGTGGGGCACTACCAAGCCTTCCAAACGTCGCTTGGCGTGGCCGCTCAAGCTAATGCTGCTTCGCAGCCGGGAGTCTCGTAATGGCAAAACTATGGGACGACTTCATCCCGCTTATTTCTCCACACCTGCCCGGATGTCCAAACGCGTCTATGCGCTTGTATCTGGCTTCTACGGCGGCGGATTTCTTCGCTAGGACGTACCTGTGGCGTGAACAGATCGACGCTATCTACATCGCCCCTAATCAGGTCGACTACGACTTGGACACAGACACTGGGCTCGTCGAGAATGTAATCTCGGTGGTGTACGAAGAGACGCCACTGACACGTACAGACTTGCGCATTATCGGCGCTGAAAAACTGGATGAGGTTGGCGACCCACGAGAATACTGGATTTACGCCGACAACAGCATTCGCATATTCCCCACACCAGAAGCCCGCACAACCCTCAAGGTATACGCCGTGCTCAAACCAAATCGTTCTGGTACGGGTGTCGAGGACTGGATATACGAAACTTTTGCGGACACTATTGTGAGTGGTGCCATTGCGCAACTGGCTATGATCCCCGGCAAGGAGTGGTCTGACATAACCATGGCGGGCATGCACAAGGGCCTGTACGAACGCGCCATCACAAATGCTCGCATCCGAGATTTTCGCGGTGTCCATCTGATGGTACGCCAGCGTCCCGCCGCTTGAGGAAACACCATGACCGAAAAAATTAAACTTGTTCAGGACGACACCCGTCCGGCAATAGTTTGCACGATCACAGACGACACAACTGGAGCGATCGTCGTATTGACAGGCGCTACGGTTTTGTTGAAGTTCCGTGCTGCTGGGTCGACGACGCTGCAAGCAACAGTCACAGGTGTTGTAACCGATGGCCCCAACGGAGTCGTTGTTTTCTACCCTGCTTCTGCCCCAGAAATGCTGACCGGCGCTGCTGGTGACTACGAGGGTGAGATACAGATTACGTTTTCGGACGGCCAGATTCAGACCGTCTATGACCTTTTGAAATTCAAGGTGCGGAGTGATTTCTAATGCCCGCACAGGTTATTGGGAATAGTACTTCTGCGGCGACCGCTTCAGTTCTACTGAGGGCGAGCGTTGCCACAACTGTCCCGATAGCAGGTGTTACGAGCGCGTACCCAGTTGCCAATGTTGCGTACATCCTCCTTGTAGTTGGGGCGTACCTAGACACAACGGGCCTGTACAGGTACACCGCTGACGTATTTGGCGTTGATGACTCCGCCAGCCTTAGCACAGCCAAAACAGCAGACGCTGACACATTTGCGTTAGCTGATGGCACGACTTTAAGCTCTGACAAAGTTTTAGCGGACACGGCCACGATGGGTGACAGTGTGCTGACGGTCTTGATCTTTATACGCGATTTTGCAGATACGGCTAGTTTGGCAGATGCCAGTACGCTGCTTGTCAGCCCAGCTTACTCTGATACGGTAACTGCCAGTGAGACAACTGCGTTTTCAATAGACAAGACGCTAGCTGATTCTTTTGCGTTAAACGACTTGTCAGACGCCGCAGGGCCGACATTTTCTTTCGCTGATTTCACGAACAACACAGTTTCAGCGTCAGATAGCTCCGTAGTGGACAACGCCAAGGGGCTTTCAGACTCGCTTTCTTCGTCGGACAGTGGTACAGTTATCTCCCAAGGATATTGTGATCTGACCTATTTTGCCGAAGATTATGTCGGGGAATCCAGAACTTTTTAAGTAGGAGTATTTTATGGTAAACGACGATGTCAAAATCACGGGCGATGTCAAAATCGATATCATCGGTGCGGATGGAACTGTAACTGATACCCGAGAAATAAAAAATCTCGTTGTCACATCAGGCAAAACCTTCATTGCTTCGCGCATGGTTGGGGTTGCATCAACTATCATGGGGTTCATGGAACTAGGCACCGGAACTACCGCCGCTGCCGTCGGTGACACTGCTTTGCAGACTGCTATTGGTAGTTCGCGTGTTGCGCTAACCAGTGGCACTGCATCGACCAATGTTGTTACGTACGTAGCAAGTTTCCCAGCCGGAACAGGCACGGGTGCTGTCACCGAGGCAGGCATATTCAACGCTGCTAGCGCGGGCACAATGCTTTGCCGCACTGTTTTCTCAGTCGTCAACAAAGGCGCAGCAGATGCGATGAGCATAACTTGGACAATCACTGTCAGCTAAGGACTAGCTAATGTCAACCATTGTTCTTCGCTCGGTTAAAGGGTCTCCGCTAACCAACACGGAGGTCGATGATAACTTTAACAACCTAAACACAGACAAGTATCAGTCTGGGGGCGCGTTAGGCACGCCCCTTTCTGCGACGCTTACTAACGCTACCGGGCTACCGCTGTCTACAGGTGTTACGGGGGTTCTCCCCTTTGCCAATGGCGGTACAAGTGCAGCAACCCGTCAAGACGCAATGGACGCGCTGGCTGGCGCGGTCACAAGTGGCTCATATCTGCGCGGCAACGGCACGGATGTTGTCATGTCTGCTATCCAAGTGGCGGATGTTCCAACCCTCAATCAGAACACCACGGGTACAGCGGCTAACGTCTCAGGTACGGTGGCAGTTGCCAACGGCGGCACAGGCGCTACTACAGTGGCTAACGCCCAAATAAATCTGCAAGTAGACCCCGCCGGAACCGCCGTAGCTTTGGCAATTGCATTAGGATAAATCATGGCAAATACATTTAAGAACTTCCTGAGCAAGAACGTGGGCACGTCCCCCGCGACTGTTTACACATGCCCAGCTTCAACGCAGACCACCATCATCGGGTTCTCCGTTGCAAACACTTCGGCGTCTCCTATAACTTGTGATGCGTACATCACCTCCAGCGCGGTGAACTACTACCTGATTAAGTCAGCGGTTGTTCCTGTTGGCGGTTCGCTGGTCATAGTAGGTGGCGACCAGAAGGTCGTGTTGGAAGCGGCTGATGTCCTGCTGGTTGTAACCTCTGCAGCTACGTCTGCTGATGCAGTTTGCTCATTGCTGGAGATTGCTTAATGTCATACATAGGCTCCACACCGACAACCCAGAGCTTCATTGCTGGGACGGACTACTTCAACGGTAACGGGTCTACTGTCAACTTCACCCTGAGCCGTTCTGTCAACTCGGTCAATGACATTGAGGTGATTGTCAACAATGTCGAACAGATTCCCAGTGGCTACTCGGTGTCGGGTACAACTCTGACATTTTCCGCAGCGCCATCAGCGGGTACGAGCAATGTGTATGTGCGGTACTTGAGCACGACCAACTTGAGCTTGGCTATCCCTGCGGGGACTTCGGCTACGTTCAATACGGTGACGGTTGCGGATGGTTCTGCCACCACGCCCTCTATTACCAACGATGGGGATACCAACACCGGCATCTTCTTCCCCGCTGCTGACACCATTGCTTTTGCTGAAGGTGGTGCGGAGATTGCAAGGTTTGATAGCGCGGGGAATATGGGTTTGGGGGCTACGCCAAGTGCTTGGGGGAGCAACAATAGAACCATTGACATGTACGGCATTGGCTCTTTCAGTTCGTTTTCCAACGGCTCTGGCGGATATGAACTTGATGTTGGCCTGAACGCTTATAACTCAGCTAGCGGGTGGCGGTACAAAGTCAGTAGCTATGCCGTGGCCCTGTATCAGCAAGCGGCTGGCTCACATATTTGGTACAACGCCGCAGCAGGAACAGCAGGGAACGCCATTAGCTTTACTCAAGCGATGACGCTCGACTCCAGCGGCAATGTGGGGATTGGTGTTACACCTGCTTTTAAATTAGATATTAGTGGTAGCGGTACAACTGCAAAAGTCAATACGCTAGATACGCATGATGGTGGTGCATCTCTTAGCACATGGATGAAAGTGGGTAGACGGGCCGGTACTGGTACAAACGCATACATCAACACATTGCATAGTGGCTCTGATGCTGTTAGCGCATTAACATTTGCATTTGGGACAACGGGTACTGGCACAGAAGCCATGCGTATCGACTCCAGCGGCAATGTGGGGATTGGGACGAGTTCGCCAGCGGAAAAACTTAGTGTGGCAGGAGCCATTCGCGTACACACCGCTTCTAGCGCAGGATTCACTGTGGATGCAAAAGGCGGGTTGTTGGATTTTGTTCCGGGAGCCAATAATGTCCGAGTTGGATATGTTCCCGGAACGTCAGGCGTTAACACAGGTATTTTAAGTTTTGTAGTTGGTAGTGGCTCTGAAGCCGCCCGTATCGACTCCAGCGGCAATGTGCTGGTGGGGACTACCACAAACAGCCCCGCTGGAAATAATGTTGTTGGCGCAGAACTTCAGGCACTTGGGTCATTGCAACTTTCTAGGGATGGCGGTGCGGGTTTACAAGTAAACAGAAAAACAGATGATGGTGAAATAGTTGCTTTTAGACAGGGTGGAACACAAGAAGGCTCAATCTCTGTATCTGGCACAACTGTGTCCTACAACGGCGGTCACTTGTCACGCTGGGCGCAGACCACAGCACCAAAAGACGATACGCTGGTCAAAGGCACTGTGCTGTCCAACCTTGACGAAATGAATGTTTACACAGACGCTGATGGCAACCCTATAGACAACGAGCAGTTAAACAAGGTCAAGGTGTCTGATGTTGAAGGCGATGCCAATGTTGCTGGTGTGTTTGTTAACTGGACGCATGACGATGCCCACGATGTTGACGAGATCAACATGGCGATGACGGGCGACATGATTATCCGCGTTGCTCAAGGCACAACTGTTGCCCGTGGCGACTTGCTCATGTCTGCTGGTGACGGCACAGCCAAGCCACAAGGCGATGACATTGTGCGATCCAAGACTGTTGCCAAGGTCACATCAACCCATGTCACTTGCACATACGCAGATGGTTCATTCTGTGTGCCTTGTGTGCTGATGGCCTGTTAATAAAGTAGGAGAACAACAATGCCACTCAGTAAAATAGACAGCGACAGCCTGAACACGCCGATTACGGCGGCAGACTTAGCCTACACGGGAACCTTGACAGGCAGCACAGGGATTGTGAACATCGGCTCTGGTCAGGTGTACAAGGATGCCAGCGGCAATGTGGGGATTGGAACGAGTTCGCCAAACCGGCCATTGAGCATTCAACGGGGGGCTGGCGTTGGTGCGTATATTGACATGGCTGGCAATGGCAACACATTGGGTTCAACCTCTTTTGTCATTGGGCAGGGTGAGGATGACACAGCGTATGTTTACAACCGCAAAAACTCGCCGATGGCGTTTGCGACCAACAACACAGAACGCGCCCGTATCGACTCCAGCGGCAACTTGCTGGTGGGGACTACGAGTGCGTCACCGGGATACGGCAATACAAACACAGGCGTTCAAATAAGCGGCAGCGGCTCTACTTTTTCAAGAGGAGCAAATGACTATGTGATGGTGGTGAACCAAAATACTGCCGATGGATCAAATTACTACCAGATGGTTTTTCGTGTTGCCAATGTAACCAAAGGCACGATTATTTCAACGAGCACCGCCACCGCCTACAACACATCCTCAGACTATCGCCTGAAAAATACAATTGCCCCAATGACAGGCGCACTGGCAAAGGTGGCGCTACTGAAACCCTGCACATACAAGTGGAAGGTGGACGGCTCAGATGGACAGGGCTTCATTGCCCATGAGCTTGATGAAGTTGTTCCGGGCTGCGTCACTGGCGAGAAAGACGCAGTAGACGCTGATGGCAAGCCACAGTACCAAGGCATCGACACCAGCTTCTTGGTTGCCACACTGACCGCAGCCATCCAAGAACTCAAAGCCATTGTGGACGGACAAGCCGTCCTAATCGCCGCACAGGGTGTTGAGATTGCAGCCCTGAAAGGAACACCATGAGCTACATAGGCGCAGAGCCAACCACAGCAGCGTTTCCGTTTGACCAGTTCTCTGGTAACGGCACAACCACTGCTTTCACGCTGACATACGCTCCAGCGAGTGCGACATCTATTGTTGTCGCCATCAGTGGCGTGGTGCAGAACCCCAACCTGTACTCCGTCATCGGCACAACCCTGACGTTCAGCCCAGCCCCGCCGACAGGGACAAACAACATTGCTGTGCTGTACTTAGGTCTGCCAGTGATTGGCTCGTCCTCACCGGGCAACACTGCGTTCCTGAGTTCAACTGACCTGACCGCCACGGCTGGACAGACTGTGTTTGCTTCGGCTGGCAGCTACACCCCCGGCTTCGTACAGGTGTTCCGCAACGGTGCAAGGCTGGGCAACGCTGACTTCACAGCTACCAACGGCACAACAATCACTCTGGCAAGCGCAGCAACTGCTGGCGATCTGGTCACGATTGAATACTACACCCTGACTTCGCTGACCAACGCCCTCCCACTGACAGGCGGCACAGTAACAGGGTCTACGACATTCAACAGCGCAGTGACCATCAACGGTGCAGCAGTGTCGGGCTTCACAGGCATGAAGAACAGGATCATCAACGGGAACATGGTGATCGACCAGAGGAATGCCGGGGCTGCTATAACTTTAACGTCTGGCGCTCAATATTGCCCAGATAGGTATC